CTGTGATTGTGTCAGCAGATGTGATGGAGTCAGTTGAGGTAGCAGTTGTACCTGCGTAGATTACGTTGGTTCCTGCAGTTAGAACACCTGCTACAACCTGGTCGATAGAATCGGCAGCGTTGTAAGCAATGATGTCTGCAAGAGCAGCATCTACGTCGTTGAAAGAAGTTAGGTTTAACTTCTTGGTTGTTGTCACAGCAGAGCCGTACTCTTGAAGAGTTACGGTTACCTGTGATGGATTGCCAAGGGCAATCGAGGAAACGTCAGCAGTTTCTGTCAGAGTGCTGGTTGCAGCAGTCAAATCTGAGTAGATGGAGAAAACAACTGACGAACCTGGCATAGCCTGTTGTACAGGCTTTACATCTGCAATCGCACGCATTACTGGAATGGAGCGAAGGGCCATACGTACGTATTGGTCATACGCCGTTTGGACGAGGTTGGCTACGGATGATACCGTCGTGGGTGAACCGGCTGGGGTTGCCACTATGCCACCACCTTTCTGTAGTTAGGTTCGGATTAGAGTCCAGACTGCCTAATCACTTCATCAAGCTCTTCGCGGCTATTAGCATTTAGTAGACGACGCATAATGTCATCTGCTCCATCAGGTGCCGAGCCAGCATCAACTGTTCGGGTCATCTTCTGATATTGCTTTGCCTGAGCTGGGTCAACGTTAGGTGTTGCCTGGTTTGACTCAGATTCAAAGCCGAATACATCGGCATATTCTCCAAGCCATTTCGATACAGACTCCTCAGTTGGGTCTATATCCTGTGGGATAAATGCAGCAATTTTCTGATTTACCCCGCGACTAGCGAGGGCGTCTTTGATTGCTCGTTCTCTTTGTGCTTTTGAAAGATTCTCGAACTGGCTTTTCAAATCTGCTAGTTCTTTTTCTTTCTGCTTATTTGCTTTACGCAACTGCTTAACGAGGTCATTTGCAGTATCTTCGATGCTGTCATCTTCGTCGTCGTAGTCGTAGTTGGACATAGGTCCTTCTCCCTTATTTGTAGTTACGTAGACCTCATACGGTTTGGGGAACGCCGTATGGCTTCTACTACTGGTTTTGTTGTCTCTCTAACGGACCAGTCGTCCCGTTAGCAGGCCTAAATTGCTCCGGCTCGTTCTCTGCCTAGAGCGCCGCCAGCGGCTCCGGCTTGACCGGAGAATGCGGCAGTTTCTAATTGCGTTAAGCGTCTGCGTTGACGCTCCGCTTCTGGTGCTCCAGCAAGGCCGAACACTTCTTGTTCAGCGGTTGTCTGGGTATATGGTGACTGCTTGTAAATCTCTGCTAGTTGGCTACCGCGAGGTAGTACTTGTGCGATTGTCTGGAAGCCCTGACGTGCTGCTTCTTGAGTTACTCCGTAGCGAGCAAGTTCTTCTGCTCTTCCTACACCAGTTGCAAGGCCAGCCATTGTTGCAGCTCCGCCGATTTCTGCAGCGGTTACCTTACGCTTGATGTTTTCAATAGCCTTGTCTGGGTCTAGGAAGTATGCAAGCAAATCTCCCTGACCAATCTCTGGATAGAATGAACGAAGTGATGCAGTGACTTCAGGTGCAGCGTTAATGACTCTACGCTGTGCTGTCTGGATTCTATCTTCTAGTTCAACAGGCGATACATCTCCGCCAATAAACTTCTCAAATCCTTCTTGACGACCCAAGTCTCCGCGAGAATAATAGTTTTCAGGTAGGCCATAACGACGCATTACATCTTGGTACTGGTCTTCAAGCCCGATGTATTCTGCTTCAGATAAGGCAGATAATCCCTTTTGAATACGAGCTTGGTTAGCAGCAAAGCGTTTCTTGTAAGCGTCGGTCTCGCGTAGGCGAAGTGTAAACTCTGCAGGTGATAGACCATCTACGATGAACTGGCGCAATGGTTCTACAAGTGCGCTAAGTCCGTATTGCTGAAATTGGGTAAGCAATAAATCATAGGCAGATTGTCCAGCTCTACGCTTCTCTTCTGCCGCTGCCTGTGCTGCCTGCTGTGCTAATAGTTGAGCAGTTGCATCACCCGCACCTGCAGTTTCAGTAACACTTGGTGTACCAGTAGGGCCACCTGCTCCTGTAGTGCCACCACCTGCGGTTGCGCCACCGCCAAATCCACCGGCAACTCTTACTTTCTTCCAGCGGTTTTCAGCAACGCTAAATACCCAAGCATTTCCCTCACCTGGGTCTTCAGTTGGCTTAGATGCTTCACGAGCAGCAAGTTCTTCTTGGAATCTTTGTTCGCGTTGAGCAATAGTTCCGGCTGCTCTTTGTGCGCCAGTAGGAGTTAACGTTCTAACTGGCTCAGTTACCGCCATTCTTGTCTGCTCATCAACTACTGGAGCAGCAGCAAGTTCTGCAAGTCTATCTGCTTCTTCTTTTGCTCTAAATGATGCAGGAGATGCAGGAGTAACAGGAGTTGGTGTAGTTCTAGCAGGGGCAGTTGCTGCCTCTAACTCACGGAGTTTACGTAATCTATCTCTTTCGTCAGCCATTATTACCCCTGGAATCCGAAGTCTTTAAGCACTCTTAGTGCTATATCTGATACTTCTTCTCTAGCATTATCGGTGTACTGCCAGCGAGGGTCTTTACGGACAGCCCTCTTGAAATCATAGATAGACATTTCTTTGTCTGGTCCAATAGCAGAGCGAAGCAACGGGTCATCTAAATCAATCTGGTCATCGTTTACTTCTAGCAATGTTGCCATCTGTCTGCGGTATGGGTCATAGACAGTCTGTAAATCTACGCCTTGGTCTAGTAACTCAGCTACCTTATCTGGTAGACCTAACTTTGCTACGCCACGAATGATGCGCTTATAGGTATCTACACTTTCGCCACGTTCAATGTTCTGTAGCCAACCCTTAATTTGACCGCCGAATGCTTTATCTAAATCTAATCCATTAGCTCTAGCAGTCTTGCGTAAATCCTCTAGGTTAGTTCCAGCACGACCGCCTAGGTTCTCGCCTAGGTTAATCTTGTCGCGTAAAAACTCGCGTATTGCTGCAGCATCTCCATCTATACCTAAGTCATAAATTTCTGCTGCTGTGCCAGCAATATCTTCTAACTCTCCGCCAGCCTCAAGCAAGTATTCATTTATTCTTGCTTTGATGCTATTGATGGAGCGACCGTATTCGGTCCTAGCGGCAGCCTTTGTTAAGGCATCGCCAGATAAACCTTTGGTTACTTTGTCAAAGACTCGCTTTGCTGCATCTCTTGCAGCGGTATCCCTATCTACGAGACTTGCTTCTTCAATCTGGGCCTTGAATGCGCTACCAAGATTCTTCTGTAGCCAGAAATCATCATCAAGTCCACCAGTTGTAGTAGCAGTTTGTACGCCACCCTTGGTTACATACTTGGTTGTTACAGGCTTCTTGCGTTGTTCTTCTTGTAGTTTCTCTCGCCATTCCCTAACCTGGTCTGGTGTAGGTGTGATACCTAGACGCTCAAATGCTGTGACAACCTTTTGCTCTGCAGTAGTATTGTCATCTACTCGTACAGTCTTCTGCGTGCTTGGCCCTTTTACGCCAGCGCCACCGGCAGGAGCTGCAGCATTCTCTTGCAGGAACTGTCTGAATGTAAAGCCTTCTCTGCCTGTTCTAGCAGATTCAACCTGCCAGTCATTGCTAGCCCTGCTGTAAGCGTCACCTAAGTTCTTATTGTATTTACTTGTTGGGGTTTTAAGATAGCCAGCCCTTACAAGCATTTCAGAAACCATAAGTCTATCTTGGTCGGACATTGCCAAAAGGTCAGCAATAAATGGGTCTGCAGCTACGCTAGTGGCCCCAGCAGTTCCTCTATATCCAACGGTTGTACCAGAAGCATTAGGAGATGAGATGGTAGAACCAGAAGCGGGTATAGCAGTACCCTTGTAGTTATTCCAAAATGCGCCTTCGGCCACTATATCTCCTATTAGTCTCTAATCAACTTCGAGAACAAAGCAAAGTAAGCATCCTGTGCGTTACGGTTTGTCTTAGATAGACGCTCCAACTCGGCCTTTGCTCTTACTTTGAGTAAGTCTTTGTAGTTCTGTGCAGATTCGCTATATCCAAATATGGAATCTCTAGCATTTATGTAGTCATTGTAAACAGTTAACATATCCTGGATTGGCTTACGAACTGCTGGGTCCAACTTAACTGTTGGGTCAGCAAGCATTCCTTCTAGGTCAGATAAGGCTTGAGTTCTTTCGATTGCTCGTTCTGCGCCCTTGCCAAGTTCTGTCTGTAGGTCAGGTCTTGCCTTCTTAAACTGAGTTGACCAGGTATCCCACATCTCTTTGAGTTGACGTTTCTGATAATCGCCATAGGTGTTTGCCAAGTCCTGCTCAAACAAGTCTTGTTGCTCGTAGTAGAAGTTCTCATCTTGTGCAGTATTAACCTGGCGTAAGAAATCACTTATTGGCTTAGACTCTTTGAGTCCCATTCTGATAAGCAACTTGTAGGCACCAAAGTCAAACTCGCCTTCCTTCGGAATGAAGAATGATGCGGCCTGCGGATACTTCTTAAGCAATCCTTCGTTTTTCTCAACCCACTTACGAGCCTTCTCGTTAGCGCTGATAATTGGGATAACTGTTGATTGAGATTCAGAGATGGTATACGGCAACTCTTTTGGATAGTATTTAATCCATAGTTCCATAGCCTTGTCATAATCGCCAGTCTGTTCGACTAGATTATTCCAAGTCTGCTTGAAGTTAGTCTCGCCATTTTCACGTACCCACTGTGCTACTTCACTCTTAAGCGTAGTCTGTGGCGGTGCAGGTACAAAGAAACCTAGAACAAATCGCAGAGTTAAAGCAGTAATTGTAGATGCTTCTAACTTCTCTTTGTAATCGCGTAATTCGCCCTCAGTTAGTGGTATTTGCTGACCGGTTGTTGGGTCAATCTTTGGCTCTGGTGCGTGACCTGTGGCCTTGAGATAGGTAGCGGCCTTACGGAATGCTGAAGCAAACTGAGAGTTGCGCTCATTACGGTCCATCAAGGATAGGAAGCGAGTAATGTGCGCCGGGAAAATAGCATTAACCATTGGTTGGTCTTCTGCATATTGACCAAGAACTACTCGTTCAAACTTATCTAGCTGCGGAACTAAGGCAAATACAGCCTTCATAGAGACTGCAGATAATGGTCCAGCAAAGGTTGGGAACAGCGAATCTGGGTTAGAAGATGGGGTAATCATCTTTAACTTAGCGCTGAACTCAATAGGCATTGGAGCCTTGATTGCATTCTCTTGACCAAATGCGCTCATTACTTCATCCATTGCCTGGTACATAACTGTTGTACCTGGGTAGAAGAAGTACTGGTCGCCAGTATCGTCAGTCTGTACGAATCCAGAATGTGATATTCCGTCGTATGTCAACGCAGCGCGGGTAATTGCCTCTGGGTTGTAGCGTACTGTGCGATAAAAGCGGCGATAAAAGTCTTCAGTTGCGCGATAGAAACGAGCAAAGTTACGGGCAGACATAGCCAACTGGGTACGAACTGCTGGATTATCTACGTATGCTAACGCGCTATCCTTAGCTAAATCCTCAGCTATGGAGTTTACGTGGCGCATAGCAGACTTATATGCTGCTTCGTAAGCCTCGTCGGTTTTATCTTTGGTAAATTCTCTAATAACCTTTTGTGTATAGCCAGACTTATCTAAGTCTTTACGGAACCTAATTACTTCATTGATAACAATAGGCTCTCTTGACCAGCGAGCATTGGCCTCACCCATTGCATCCCAGCCCTTATCCCACATAGCCGCAGCAAAGTTATCTGCTTCAGATACTGGAACTAGAGTTGGGCCAGAGATAAATTGAGGTGCATCTACTGGATTGGTCGGTAAATCTGCAATACGTAGTTCTTTTGAGGTTACCCTGACGTAGCCATCTTTGTCAGTCTTTACGACTCTCTTCCAAAGGTCGGTATTTAAGTCACCATTTTGCTTAGAGAATAATGTGCGAACTGCTAGATAGGCCCGTTGTGCGTGGACTCTTTCGTCTCCGCCCTTAAAGTAAAGCTGGAATCTATCTCTATCCCGCTGAGGTAAGTTCTTGAGATACTTAAACATCTCATCAATAGCAACTTGTTCGTTATCAAGATTTCGTACAGCTATTCGGCCTAGTTCATCTTGGGTCATTACGCCAATCTGGAATAGCCAGGAAACCTTTGCCTGGTCGTTAGCAACAGGATTAAAGTTTGTAAATGACTTATCTCCAACGGAGCGCTTATATGCCATACCATCTATGGTAATAGCATCCATCTTGCCGAATCGAGATACATCATCATTGACGTTCCAGTAGCGACCGCCACCACGAACGCCATTCTTTGCACCTTCGGATACATCTGCAAGTAGTTGGTCTAAGTCACCAAACTTGGCAAGGCTTGAAACAATCTCTGCAGATTCTGGGTCTAGTTGCTTTGCTAGTTTACGACGAAGTACTGCCTCTGCCATAACAGCGCGAACTTCGTTCTCATTGGTAGCGGCAGCGACTTTAGCGGCAAATTCTTCTAACTCATCAGCCTTTAGGAACTTATTGATAGCACCTAATTCACCTGATTGGCTATTGATAAATACAGTATCTTTGAATTTTTGTAGAGCTGTATCACCACCAGCAACACCTTTACCGGTGCGAATACGAGTTGACCATAGTCTACCCTTGACCATATCCCAAGGATTACGGCCTCTTGCAAGATAGAACATATCATCTTCGATGGTGTTACGGATAGCAAAGCGAGGACCTGCAAGAGTTAAGAATGACCAACCCGAGGTAATCTTATCTACCCACTTGTTATGAGAAACACCGATAATTCTTGAGATTAAACCCTGACGGGCAGTTAATCTATCTAAATCTACTACGGATGGAATTACCATTGATGTAGATAACTGGTATGGGAACAACGCTAACTGCTCACCAGCAAACTCAGCAGGGTTTCCTACTCGTTGTCCATTGACAACAATGTCTGCTGCATAGCGCTTCTCTAAGCCTTTGCCAGCAAACTGCTCCATAAAACTTTTACCTGGGTCGCCTTTGCGTACACCACGAGTTGAGAAAATGGTGTTCCAAAGTCCCTTGGTAATTTGCATACGTTGACCTTCGTCACCTGCCGCAAAAGCCTCAGCAATAATCCTGCTATGGTAACGAGAGTTGGTCAAACGGGCTGTACGATAGATTTCATCTACTGCATTTAGCCCCATTACATCAAAAACTGTAGCAGTTGGGTTTGGTACTTTTGTGAACTTACGAGCAAACCGGTCAATACGTCCTTGAATCTGGTTAGCAGTAAAACGAACTACGCCATCTGGACCCTTAAATCTACCAACTTGTCTTTCAAGCGCTGCAATATCATCAGCGCGAGTAGTAATACCGGTGATGATGTCTTCGGTTTGTGGGCCAACGCCGTACAAAGCACGGACTAGGCTTTGCCCTACCTTGTCAATATTAAGAACCTTATTACCTGCGGTAAGAGCAGCGATTCTAGCCTGACGTCCAACAGTTAATCTAGGAATAAGTGGGGTCTCTCTAGCCGCTTGACCCTTAAGAATAGCTTTAGCATCTACAGTATTTTGTAAATAAGCCTTTGCTGTGTCTGCATTCTTTACGCCAGCCTTAATAAACTCATCAATAGCCGCTGGTCCAAACTCTGGAGCGATACGGCGCAACTTTGTTGAGGCTTCGGTAGCAGCAGTTATGTTTTTTGACTTACGCGCTACAGCAAGATTGTTTAATTCCTTGCCATATACGTTAAAGAAGTTGACAACTCGCTGATTCTTAAAGACATCATCTACCTTATTACCATCTCCGACGATTTTAATGAGGGCATAGTTAGCCGCATCATAGGCTTTCTTGGCTTTGCCAAGTGCGATGGTTGGGTCTGTAAAGATTCTGTAGGCAGCGTCAACGGTTCCAGAGATTCCTTTGTATAAAAAGCCGGAACCTTCTAAGCCTTCAGGTAAAAGTGCGTTAGCAACTTGACGACCTGGTGAGTACTTAGATGCAAATACCGCATCATAAGCATCTTGCCATAATGGGTCTTGCTTTTTAGCAGCAAGAGCAGCAATTTCGCGCTCTTCTGGTGTGCCGTTTGCTATAAAATCTGAAAGTGAGCGCTTATTCTCGGTGACATCTTGCACCATCTTGACGCGAGTTGGGCCGTATTTCTGAACAGCCTTAGATAAGCGGTTCTCATTGTAAAGAAGTTCACCATTGTCGCCAGCCTTATTAAAGGCTTCTTTGAATGCCGCTATGCTTTGCGGTGTTGCTCTACCTTGTAGAGTGTTGATAAAGGAAAGATACGAACCTGGCCCTGCTTCTGCAGACATAACGCCAGTACGATAAAGGCGAGTCATAAAGTCAGAGACTTCAGTTAATGCGCCTACAACTGCACCGCCTGTGTAATGCCAAGCAGTACCTAGCCAGCCACGCTTTGGTTTGTCTGGTTCTGTACCAAAGGTAGTTTTAAGAACTTCCTGTTGGTCAGTAGGTAAAGTTTGGAACTTAACGCGAGCCTCATTGGCTGGCATATCAAGCAAACTCTTGTGGGTCGAGATGGCTTTGTTTAGAGTATCAACCTTTGCCTTATCTGCTGGACCAAGATTTGCTGCTGCGGATGCAATCTTTAGTTGTTTCTCCACTATAGACCTCGCGCAAGCATATCCTGATACAGAACCGCAATTTCTCCAGACTCATCAAATGGAAGCAATTTAGCAAGAACATCTGAATACTTTTCTGTCTGACGACCTGCGCCTAGAACTTCAGGTCCTGGTCCTGCACCCATTGCAATACCTGCTGTAATTGGTTCATCGGGACGAGTTGATGGTGCGAATAATGGAGTAATTGGAGCCTGTGTTGCGGCTTCACGAACGTCGCTGGCTCTAGCGCCGCGAACATCTGGAGTCTTTGCTAGTGGAGCGCCTGCTTGAATAGCGGCAGTCTCGACACCTTCGCCGTATGCGATTGAACCTAAATCCATATCTGTTCTCTTGGAGAACTTACCTGGGCCTGATGCGCCAGCCATAGGGCCTCTAGCCATTGTTGTCCTCCATCGTCTCTAAATCTACTGTAAATTGTTCCCAAGCCTGATTCACTTGGTTCTTTCTAATTGCGTTGTATGTAGCTAAATCTAAAACTTCTTCTGCGAACATATGTATCGCACTCATTAAATTATGAAATAGACCTGCGAATAAAACAAATAAATCAGCGAGACGGACAGAACGCGGAATGTAATCTGGTTCTTTCTTCAACGTTCTGTCCTCTCGTTAAGTTTTACTTAAGCCTTCTTGCCCTTACGTCCGGCAGGGGCATATCCGAATTCTACTTTTCCGCCTTTTGGCTTTGAAGTATCTTTCTTGCCTTCTGTTGGCTTCTGCATTGGAGCAGCAGCGCGACCACCTTTTTTCATTTGTACACCTCCTTCGGCTATGCTCAACCTGCGATTTGCGCGAGCAAACTTGCTATATCGGGACGAGCGCCAGCAGCAGGGGCCGCACCAGTCATCATTTCTGGAGTTGGCTGCGAGGCAGGGGCTGGGGCCATACCTGCTGCTGGAACTTGACCGCCCATCATTTCTGCTGGGACTTCTTCTGGCTCTTCAGGCGCGAAGACTTCTTCAACGATAGTCTCTATCGCCTTACCTTTTTGTCTGCCTTTAATAACTTCAGCAATCCTTGAAACAATTTGCGAAGGGTCTTGACCTTGCGCTGCAAGTGCGGGAATAGCCTGTGCATACTGAGCCACAGCAACACGAAGAGAATCACGCATTTCTTCGATGTCCACACGTTGTTCTTCTTGGGTAACATTTAGCTCCATCGGGATTTCACGACGTACATAATCTCTTGAAACTAATTTATCGCTACGCATCTGTAGCAAAGCAATGATTGCACGGTTAGGGTCCATACCGGACATAATTCCGTAGCGAACATCTACGCCATACTCGCCGCCAATAGCGCGAGATGGTACGTATTTCATTGAGAATGGTGTTCCATCTTCAGAGCCGCGAATCTCTTTGGTCATATTGCCAAATATCTTCTCGTCTACCTCGAAGCAGAGTGCAACCATATCTGTAAATAGTCGAGCAAACTGTGCTTGAGCAGAGCGAATCTGTGTATCAAAGCCAGCCTGTAGCGCTTGTACACCGCGACCGGTAACAACTGAAGCATCTAGGTTACCGCTTCTAACTTCTGGATAGCGCGAACCGAGACGAAGTTCTCGTTCTAGGACACCAGATTCAGTAAATACTCCAGGTGGAAGTTCTAGCGGTACACGGCGAATAGCCTGCGGATTAGCAGAACGCATAATTGAATCAGGACCAAGTGCCAACTCTTGCACATCTTGTGGAATAGCAATAGGTGCTTGGATTGATTTCTCTGCTGCCTGAATTTGTAGTACAGCAAAACGCGCTCTAGCAAGTTGCACTGCTAGTACATCATCGAACTGACCGCGAGCTTCGCCATCAAGAGAGGCCCGAACCGCAACAGAGGCGAGGCATTTGCCGATTGGATTCGGGATATTAGCGAGGACAAGATTCTGTCGCTCAGGTAGGAAGATTAAATCCTGGTCTTTGTCGTGGTAACGAACTAGAGAAACATAAGGAGAGTTTTGAATATAAGCATTGCCACCTAGGATTTGCTTTGCGAACTCTGGGTATTGTGATGCGATAGTTTCCGCATCAGACTGAACAACCTGAGTGATTGAGATGCACCGACCGAATCTGTCGATTTCCGGGTAAACACCAAACGGATTAAGTAGACGAATACGCGGGTTATTAGTTTCATAATCCATCTCCACGACTGCTGGTAGCATTCCGTAAGTGTTGAACCAGTCAGCACCGGAGTACATTTGGATTTGTAATTCAGATGAAGAGACGTAATAGTTTGCTATGCGCGTTCTAGTATCTGCAGCTTTACGAGCAGAGTCAGAAACCATATTGGTAGCAGAGCATTCAAAGGCTGGTAGTGGTGCCATAGCCTCTGCTAAGTCACGTGCTGCTACATCAATGAAGTTAGCAACGAGTGGCTTTGGGTAATCCTCGGAGAACATAGCTGGGTAAACCTTGGAGATGTCTCCTTGACGCACAGAAAGCACGTCACGCATACGCTGGTCGCGTTTAGCGTAACGAGTCTGAAGGCGTGCTACCTTCGCAATGACCTCTTTGGATGTTAACACTTATTGCTCCTTAAATGAACTGACGTTCTTGCTCTGCGAGCAGATTATCTATATTTACTACTATTCGCTTTTGCTTTTCTGCCCTAGACAAAAACGGGTTCTTCAGGTGATGTTGTTGATAGATACCGGTGTTTAGCCATTCTCTTGCTCTAATCTCACAGAACCAGAGAGCCATTACCATATCTGTCTTACCCTTAGTCGTTGGTGACCAAGTGATAAGTTGTTCTATCAAAGCCTTTACATTTTCTGTTTGGTCTGACGGCAGATGAATTAAATTATCTCTATGATGCTTGCCGTCTTGCTGCTTAGTACCAAACAAGGTAGACATAGAAGCAACACCGAAGCCGGAATCCCATTTGTTAGAACCGGTATGGTGTTCTCTTAATATAACGCCCTTGGTAGCCAGGAACTGTCTAATTCCCTCATCTTGGGTAAGGAAGGACTGAAAAGCATTACGTTCAACAATCCACTCCCCCGGAGTGTAAAGATTAGTCCAATCGATAATGAGCTGGCGGATTTGTGCAGGAGTGGGACGCGTGATTTTCGTAG